TAAGGCTCGCCGTCAGGGGTAACACCCGGGGTCATGTCTGCGACGTACTTGTACGATGCAGATAGCTCTCGCTGCTCTCCGCTCTCAATTCCAGCAATCGCGCTGTTATCCCAGATCGACATACCAACCGTGAGATACGTGCCGTCAAACTCAGCATTGGAGTGCGTCACGCCAACACGAAATTCATTGGGCGGGTCGGTGGGAAAGTCGGGGATGTGCTTGCTGAGCACGGGGATGTTATTGAAGGTTTTGGCTGCTTTCCGGAGCTCGTCCGGGTGTCGCCAAAGCCGGTAAAGTTTGTTGGGTTCGAGCCCAAGCTCTTCGCTTCTTGGTATCTCGCGTCCGTAGTATCCGTTGACGTTTGCCTTGCTGATATTCGTTCGTGAAATCTGAAGGCGGCCATTTGCGTCGATGGTGCGCACAGAGGCGCGATCGAAAGCTAAGCACTCTGTGTGGTTCATGTTTGTTCTCTGGCTTCTGGCAATAAAAAAGGCCGCATTCGCGACCTGTTTTGTTTCTTGGCATCAATTAATGGCATGGATTTAGTTGCACTACCTCGCAGATAAAGTATTTTTCAATATCGATTGAGGATATCTTAATTACATACTCATCATCAGCAAGGCTGTTTAGAAAGCTATCTATGCCCACAAATTGCTTTCCTTCAGCGACAATTACCGCGCTATCCCACAACTCGTCTGGGATTGCCGTCTTAATGAAATCTTCGTTATGCGACATGCTAACCCCTAATTGATAGCACTCTTACTGGTCTGAATTATCTTCTTCATCGAGCACTTCTTCGCCCAATTTTGATAGCCCGGCATCATCGACAACGAAACGCTCACCGCCGTAGCCATCTACCAGCCACTTTCCGGGGGCAGGCTTGAGGTCGAAAAAAGAATCGATATTCACCCATACCATAATACTTTCCCCACCGTCAGCGGATAAGAAAACCTGCGCTCCTGTGGCAGTAAGGTCTACGGAAACGATCTTGCTGACGCCATACCCGTAATTAAATTCGCGCGCGTGCTTAGTCATGGTTGGTCCTCTATGTTTTCAGACCTGGAATGACAGCCTCCCAGGTGCAACGACAATTTGGTAATTCGCCGGGCATGATGTGCTCGCCATCAATGAGCATCCCTTTCGAGAGGTCAAACAGCTGGCCATTAGCTTTCACATGGGACTGGCGAGGCTTTTTTCCTGCGTGGGAGTGCTTCCAGATGCCTTGCGTAATGCCAAGCGCCTGCTGCCGTGCCGACTGAACGACTGAGGTCGCTTTGTTGTTCTGATCTCTGGCTATGAACGCCGCCCGGCGCCGGGTAATCCCGTATCGCTTCTGGAGTTCATCGGTGAGATAGGACAGGTCGCGCCCACGTGCTACCGACCGCATAACCAGACCTTCCACCTCAGTGAAATACTTCTCCGGGATGGATCGGATAAGGCCGACATTTTCGGCGATGGTCGCCTGAAGCGCGTTATTCATCTGCGAGGTCATTTTGAACTCGACGGTAAATCCCGCGTCTTTAAAGGCCGTGGCCAGCGATACATCTGCGTTCTTCATGGCATCGTTAGCTAACCTGTCAGCCAGCTTTTGCGCCATGTCATCAAACCGCCGCGTCCAGCGCTTAGCCAGCTTCTTCATGGCATTCCGCATCATCACTGCAGGCGACGCATCCATGGCAACCGCAGCACCACTGGCCCGGTAGTTTGCCGAGAGCCAGTAGACGACGGACGCCTGCATTTCCTGCACCTGCTTATCAAGCTGGCGGCGGTACCATGCTTCTACGCCAGTGTTAGGATGAACCGCCCTTATCGTCAGGGTCTGCTTCTTCCTCTTCGTCGTAGTCGTCTTCGATTTCGAGGTCATCATTCAGGTCCAGAGAGTGATAAGGAGAGTCAGGATCACCAGCAATTTTTTCGCGGACTTCATTACCCGATAGCACGCCAGCACCGACATACGCGGCATCTGTTTCAGCATCCAGCTTGCGAATTTCCGCCCGCTCTTTAGCGCTCATTTCGTACAACGGCTCAAAGTCAAAGGTAATGCCTTCATCAATATCGCCAAACTCAGAGAGCTGGATGATGTCCATTACGCGCTTCAGGTTGTCTTTGAAAACAGACTGCTGCAGGGCGTGAATGTAATCGTAGAAAACGCGTATTTCGCCGTCAGACGATGCATTTAAGCCGCTAGGAGTGATCCCCGCATATTTAACGAGAGGCTCGCTTGATGGAACGCATAGTTGCTCAAATGCCTGCGCCTGCAACCCATCAAGACCAGCTATAGGCGCGCTGACGAACTCCACAGTCTCTGGCTTGTTCGGGTCATTATTGACGGCGAACGCACCGCGGTTATCACGACACTGATTCATGATCTGCAGACGTGAAATCAGCGTATCCGCTGCGCCGCCTGTCAGGATTTGGCTCATATCGGTACTGAAAACCGGTATCGAATAGGAGTGAATCATATCGCTGACGCTGTCGCGGGTGCGTAGCCAGTTATTCACGTAAGGCTCGGCGATCTGCGAGAGAGACAGGCCGCGAAAGTTATACGATGCCTTCAGCAGGTCAGGCACCTGCCGCGAGACAAAATCAATCATCCGGCTTGCATGTACGGTCCGGCCCATAACAAACCACTGCGTCGGCTTGTAGAAATCCGGGCTCAGCGGGTTGTCGGAGTTATAAATCCCCGGGTAGGTCCAGATAGGCTCAATTACCCGGAAACCCTGGAGGCTGCCTTTCGTGATCTTCTTGTCGCTCATGAAGAGCTTCGATTGCAGCTCATTGTCGTCCATCCATGCGGAGATTCCCCGCGGCGAACGAACGTCGATGTAAATCTGACCGCCGCCGAAGTAGCCATCATGCTCTGCGGCCTCTTTAAAGCGCTCGCGCACCTTAAACCGCTTCATGGCCTCTTCGAGTTTCTTTACCCGATCCGCTTTGTCTTCATCGCCGACGGTTTTGAGCTTTATCCATTTGCGGGTCATTTCTTCCGCAATGGTGCCCACCATCTTGCGATATTCAGGTTTCTGCGCCAGCGTGGCCAGGTACGGATAGCCGGGGAAACTCTCGAAGTCGCCGTAGCCGTAACCGCCATACGCAGCATTGAGGGCATCGTAAGGCGTGGAGTCCATTGCCAGAATGGCGCTTTTGATAGCCTCGGGGATCACGCCTTTCGGGGGTTCGTAGCGCTGAAACTCTCTTTTCGGCGCTGCGCGGACGTCGGCCACTGCTTCCGGCCTAATCCCGACTTTCGGCGCTTCAGGTTCTTTAGCCGGCTCAGGCGCGGCGACTTCTTTCTTTTTAAACCACCACACTTAAATTCTCCTGAGTTGATTCGGGTCGATAACCATCGGCTGCGGGCCGGAAATCAGGTTGTCGTCGATTGCGTCCATCCAGGTGTCAAGGATGTCGTCGTTGTCGTGACTGTCATCAGCGGAGAAAGCGGCGCATTCCGTCATCGCCGTCAGCACCCAGTCGGTTGAGCCTGCGATCGTCCCGTCTTCGTAAAAGATGCTGGATAGCTTCTGGCCGTCGTCGGTGTGCGTTGCGGGGACAAATACTTTCCCGGTTTTGATTTGCGGAATAACGTTCAGGCAGCGAACAAGCTTGTTCTGCCCGGTTCCACGGGGAATTTCCCTTACCGGGATAGCGAGTTGCCCGGGCGTCTGGCTGCGCTTTTTCAGGGTGGTGATGAGGCCCTGACCGGCCTGTTTCTCTTCAATGGCCATATGGCGAAGCGGCATAACCCGCATGGACCCGGACAGGCGCCATTTTTCCCAAACCTCTTCCGCTTTCTTCAGGAGGTCCTCCGGGTCCCATCGACCGCGGACGACATCAATGATGTAAAGATTCCCGTCCACGCCCATGCCAGCCAGCGTAAACACGGTGTAATCCAGCCAGTCCTCTACCTTGCCGCTGTTCGTATCAACGTACACAGCACGATGCGTAAGCTTCGGCAGCGTGGTGTACGTTCTGAACCAGCTGGTGTCGATGATCCCGCCAGTCAGCGCCATCGGGTTTTGCTGGTATTGCGACAGGAAGGTATAGCGATCCTTTTCCCACAGTTGCAGGAGGTCGTTGACGTCTTCCATCTGCGGCCAGTAAGACCAGTAGCGAACGCCACCCACGACCACAGAATCGGTATCCTTGACTGTTTCCCAGCAGAGGGAGCGCCATGGCTCATCGAGTGACTGGATGTACTTCTCGTCGATCATGGCCGGTATGGCGACATGGTGAAACGGCACGCCCATTCCGCCGGCAAGCATGAAGCCCGTTGCGTCGTCGGTGTGCAGACGCTGCTGGATGCTTACAAATGGCGTCGGGTGCTCTTTCGACTTATCGCCGCGGCGTGAGCGTATGGTGTTTACCAGAAGCGTATTCGCACTTTTGCGCCGGGACTCGCTGAGCATGTCCACCGGTTTGTTGTAGTCGTCCAGCATAACCATGCCGGAGAACTCAGGGCCGTAGTAGCCACCACGACCGCCGGTGATCTGCCCGTTGCTTGAGCGCGATACCGTCTGCCCTATTGAACGCCCTCGCTCGTCCTTTATCTCCCACTCTTCAGCCTGGTTAACACCGAACGAGCAGGGCCAGAACTCCTGATATTCGCGGCTGGCGATAATGTCGCGGGTGCGCCGGCTGTTACGCTTTACCAGCGTGTCAGCAAAAGAGATATTCAGGTTGCGAAAGCGTTTAAGCCGCGTCTCCTGCACCAGTGCGTTGACATACGCCGGAAAGTGGATGGAGAAGAACTCTGTTTTCGTACCGCCGGGCGGGATGTTGATGATGAGGTTTCGCGGGACAAGCCGCCCGGCAAGCAGATCATCAATTTTCGAAGCCATCAGGCGGTGATGCCAGTTGACCAGCAGTCGATCGCCCTGAATGAGCTCGAACCATATCCGGGTGAAGTTCAGGAATGACTTCGTGGACTTTGAACGTATGATCACGCGCTCCGGGAATGACAGGTCATCCCATTCGATAATTCCGCTCATATCAGTCCAGCCCTTCTAACCTTCCCTCCAGCTTCTGCTGGGCCTTCGCATAGTCTTCAGCGGTGTACGTCACCTGATTAAGTGGGCCACCGTCTTTGCCGGTTAGCTCGACCTTTTGCTTGTTGCTGTAGGCGTCGCCAACCTCTTTTGCCGCCTGCTCCAGTAACTGAGCTGTCATGCCGAGGTTTTTCATACCTTCGGCAGTCGTCGACATTCGCTGCAGGACGCGCAGGCGATAGGCTTTGTTGGCGATCGGGATGTCGGAGATTTCGTTGAGGAAGCGGTCACGGGTACGGTTGAAAAGGTCGACCCATTTCTGCGCCAGGCCCTTGCCGCTTATCTTCGTCGGGTCGTTTTGCTCAACCTGTTGGCGGGTAATCTGAATACCAAATTCTTTCAGGACGGACTCGACCACTTGAGAGGGGGTATCAAAGCACGCAACTGATTGAACTATGAAGGCTTTAATCTCTGGTTTTAATGCCGCCATAATTCACCATCCGTCCTAACCAGTCCTGAATTTATGCCAGCTTCAGCATGCATGTCCCGCACGCTCTGGCAACATCGATATGAGCAACCTCCGCCGGCCTGTTCGCCGCATCCACCATTTCCTGCACATCTTTGCTGGCGCCGTAACGCCGGACCACTCCGACGAACTCCTCGACGTCATGACCTCGAAGTTTGAGCACCGGCATTCCGGTCTCCTTGTTGAACTTCGGCGCGCCATAGTCATCGGTAGCCTGGGCGATGTGGTAAAGCTCATGCTCCACCAGTGCGCAGAACTCCAGATCGTTGCATTGCTCGCAGTAGTCAGCAGCCAGGGTGATGATGAACTTCGGTATGCGACCGAACCATTCATGCATCTGCTGCTCCATGCGGGACTTTTGCCAGCCGCCTGCTCGCATCATGACCTGCTCACACTGTCCAAGCACAATACGCCCGCTTTTGGCGAATGAGCCAGAGGCCCACATGAAAGTAATGTCAGCGTCAGCCAGCGCGCTAACGAGGTGTTCGTGGTCAGGGTTATGGATTCGTCCGTCCTCAGAGAGGATGTTCTGGTTAATCCACTCGCCAATTTCGGCAGCAGGGATTAGCCGGGTATACGGCAGCCAGTTTTCGCCAGTGAAGTTGACGGGAGGGTATGGCCTGCGGTTGTCATTTTCAGCCATACAGAACAATCCTCTGGTTTACTTTGATACTTACCCGGCAATTTCGAGACGAGTGCATCAGAAAACTTACATAAAACTCTGTCAATGGCGCTTTTATGGCACCATTTGCAGAACTTTATATTTACGCCTGCCTGCCAATTGCAGGGGTAATCCGGATGCACTTCTTAGTGAGCCAGCCCCAGCGCAAAAGCACTGAAAGGATGAGCAGCGGCTTCATGTATGGGCGAAGCGTAATTTCCGCCATTAGGATTCCAGTAGTGCGCATATGGATTACCTCGTTGTGACATTATCGAAGCCCCTCAATGAAGGACTTCTGTAATGTGGGCTCTTATCTCAACGCAGCCCCTTACCGCGTGCCGGATGCTCATCTTCGAGCGCCAGCATTGAGATAATATGGCTGACCTTAAACCAGCCAGGCTTCTCCGACAGTCGACAGAGCCAGATCGACAGGAGAATGAAGAGTATCAGCATCGTTACCTCAGGCACTGCGTGGTGATGTATTCCTGCAGAGCTCTCAGGGCTGTTTGGTCGCTGAGGATTCCGGACCGGATACCGAGAACGTTTCGTCCAGCAACTGCAGAGAGTTCGACGGTGGCATCATCGCCCATGCTGGAGGCGCCGGCGGTTTGGGTTGTGGCTGACACTGGACACTTGCCTTTGACGAGCACCCGACCACCATTATCAAGCTTGCGCTGCAGAGCATCATTTTCAGCTTTTGCATCGGCTAATTCCTTCGTGTATTTGGCATCGAGCGCTGCAACATCGCGCTGCCTTACCTGCATGTCGGCGATGGTGTCTTTCGCCAGGCTGAGCTGCTCGGTCGCTTTATCGCGCTGCCTTTTGAACTCGGTGGCGTTGTCGCGGTAATGACTGGCCAGCCAGCCGAGGCTGACTATCAGGCAGATCACAACGGCGCTGATAATGGCTGTTAATCGGCTCATTTCTGCCCCCAAAGACAAACTTCGCGCTCAATCTCGCGGCGAGTTACCAGGCCTTTCCACTGCTTGCCCTTGGCGTAGGTCCAGCGGCGCAACTGGTCGCATGCACCTTTCTGGTCGCCCTGGTTGATTTTGCGCAGCAGAGTGGAGGTCTGGAAGTTTCCGGCACCGACGTTATAAGCGAACGAGTACAGAGCCCCGCGCATTGTTTCAGGGATCGGCTTCTGGATGTACGGGTTGATCTGGCGCGCGACGGTGTTCAGGTCTTTACTGAGCAGCGCGCGGCATTCAGCCTCGGTGTACTTCTTGCCGAGCATGATGTCTTTGCCAGTGTGGCCATAACAGACAGTCCAGACACCTACCACATCCTGATAGGGGTCGTATCGCACACCTTCAAGGCCATCGTTACCGTTCGGGCCGGTGATGAGCGCTGAAGCAATGGCTATGGCGCCACCACCGCCGGCGATCACGCCAATCAGTTTATTCCTCATTGATGGCGTCATGCTCACCCCTGTGTATCACTTGCGATNCGCTTCAAGGCCTCGGTTACCACTTCGGCTGAAGCCGGGCGGTCACNTCCAGGCTTNGCGGAGACATCNGCCAGATAACTNGCCAACAGTTGCGTGCGCTTTTTCTCTTCATCAAGTCNCTCTCGCTCTTCCTTGCGCTTTGCGTAATACGTCTTGATTGTGAAGAAGGCAGAGATCAGGGCGCCAATGATGAAGACATAATCCTGCAGACTCAGGACGGAAAAGATACCAAGCAAGGCTGACCACCAGTAAGGCAGATTGTGACCATCGGTTGGGTTCATACGTTGCATCTCTCACCTCCGATAATGTTCGGGGTGCTATCTGTAGTCAGTAAAAGGTTCAGGGCCGTCGGGCTGATTTACCAACAAAGCGTCGAGGGTGATACCCGCGACCCTGAAAATAAAAAAGCCTGCGGTTAGGCAGGCAATAAGCATGAGGGTAATAGCAATGTCGGTGATGACCGAAAATACCCTGGCTGGGTCTGGCGGCCCGCGGCGCTGTTGCAGCAGCGCCCCTGATAAGTTGGGCTATGAACCCGTTATTAGGTCAGGCCATTATCTGGCGCACCACTCAGGACTCGAACCTGAAACCGATAGCTTAGAAGGCTATTGCTCTCTCCGGTTGAGCTAATGGCGCATATTGAATGCTGAAATCTGGTTCAGGGCTCTGCGCGTGTAGGGCTTTAACGTGTCGTGCAGCACGTCTCTACCCAAGAACCCTGACCGGATTGCAGGCATAAAAAAGCCCCGCACGATGGCGAGACTTGGTGTTCTGATAGGTCAAACGCAAATACGGCAACCTACACTAAATATATTGCTCATTTGTTCATTGAAATGCAAGCACGTTGTGGCTCTTTTTTGCAATTTTCCTCACGCTTTCGCGATCGTTAAATGCATTTTGCAGCGGCTGGTACAGGCAGAATAGCGCCGCGTTGATAATCTGCTTAACTTCCCGGCGGATGGTTGAAATGCTCGGGTGCTTATATTGGTTTCCGGCGCGGGTCTTCATCAGGCGTGGTTTGCTCACAGCATGCTGCCATGAGGCGATCCTTATCTCGCTTGAGTTACAGACGTAATAGGCAAAAATTACCTTCCATGCGTTCTCATCTACGTTTTTCAGGTAATGTCGGATTACGGCATCAATCAGCAACCCATCATCATCGCTGCATACAGGCCTTGATGGTGCTTGCGGTTCAACCGTGGCCATGAACTTGGCAATCATATTTATCATCGCCTTGTCTATCTTCCCTGTCTGGCACCACGCGCCCCAAAGCTGGAGCCACTGATCTATCCACTGGTGCTGTTCGTTGGTTAATTCCAGTTTCATGCTGTCTCTCCCAGGGTCTGATAGATGCGGACAAAGTTTCTCAGTATGCGGTAGTCAACCAGTACGGTGCCGCGGTGCCGGCAGAGGCGGAGCTTTT